CGTCAAACCCACCGCCCTGAAGGAACTCGACGGCACTATCAACCGCAACAAGCAGCGATTGAACCCGTATGAGCCCCGACTCCCACCTGGAACACCCGATCAGGACCTAGACCACCTGAGCCCCGAGGCTCGCGAGTTATGGCCCACGCTAGTTGACGTTCTGCGGGAACTCGGAGTCCTCACCAAAGCGGACGGGTCCAGCCTCTACACTATGGCGGAGGATTTGGCCGACCTTGTTCGTTATAGGCGGCTGCAACAGGAACTCGCCAGCCCCTTCTACGAAACCGAGACCGAAGGCGGGTCGATAATGATTCGCCCTCACCCGGTCCACGCCCTCGTGGACTCCGCCGATAAGCGGTGGATGGCCTGGGCCAGCCAATTCGGCCTCACGCCGGCCGCCAGGACGAAAGTGGTGGCGACCGTCACGGAGAAGCCGAAGAACGTCTTCGAAGATATCTAAGCCCTAAGTAAGAAGGAACGCCGTATGGCACGCATGACAACCGACCTTCGGGTCGCGCTATCGCTTTGGCTGAACGCCTTCCAGAGCGCGGAGGATGCCGTTTCCGCCGCGCCTGACTCTCCCAAGAAAAACCGCATTTCGGCCATCATCGCCGACTTGCAGAAGACCAGCCAGACCCTTGCGAGTGTCGCCGACACCGAGATCGAGGCCGCCGAAGAGGAGGAGCGCGCGGGCGGCGACAACCTCGACTACCTTGTCCAGACCGATCGGGGACCGCTGTTCGTGGCCTCGATCCGCGTCCCGACCATCCTGCAACGCTTGGCTGGCTGGGAAGATGCGCGAAACCTTGTCCTGAACGGAAAAAATCCCAGCCACGCCGACTATTCGAAGCTGGAAGAGGCTGAGCGGGTCATGGTCCGCTTCCTGGCCGACTCGCGCGCCGCTGCCCGCACTCGTGGACTCGACCGCCTACCCTCCCCCACCGACCCCACCCCACCCGACCAAACCGCAACAATCCCGGCCCAGGATATCGCAGCATGATCGACTCCCAGGTAAGCCCTAGATTCCGCAACCGTTCGCCAAACTTCCACGAAGGACTCGCCGAGAGCCCGTTCATGAAATCCGCCGCCCAGTCCCTCGTCATGGTCGGCTGCGCAAACCGGACGGACGAAGACTCCGACCTCGCCAGCCAGAACGCCGACGTGTCAGCCCTGGAACTGATGCGCCGCGCGGCCCAGAAACTTGCCTCCGAGGTATGCAGGGCACACGGTCGAAACCCGAATGCTCTTTGGGACGAGACGGGCAAGACGCTGGCCCAGCACGTCCTAGAGCGGGTTTTGCGGAGCGTCGCAGAGTGAGCCCGGTAGTTGAGCACTTCCTGACCGCGTGGTGGGAGGCCGAGCGGGCGAAGCGAGATCGCCCTTGGCAACTATACAAGAACGCCGAGGCGCGCACCCGATGCTTCCAGGCCACCATGGTCGCGGAGCAAACCGCGCGTGACGAACTCTTCGCCGAGATCGAACGCGCCCATCCCCCTATGAAAGATACCTACGGCACCTACGGGGACCTACCGATCTACGCGCGGATTCCGATCGCGATAGAGCACGACGGCGCCCCGAGCGATCTGGAACCGGACCCGTCCTGCGCTTAACATCTTCCCCGCCCTAAAGGACGGGGATTTCCACCAAAGGAAGTTCTCGCTTCACCGCCTGCTTAACAGCAGGCTCCACGAACGGAGTGTTCCCCCGTTGAAGTATATTGATAGCAGCGTTCAGGTCGGCGTTGGATCGGTGCCCGCAGGCATGGCAGACAAAGTTCGCTTGGCTTTTGCGGCTTCGACTGTCAAGGACACCACAGGCCGAACAGGTCTGCGAAGTGTGTCGCGGATCGACTTTCACGACCCGGAAGGTTTTGTAGAACAACATCGTCTCGATTTGATGCCATCCAACGTTCAGAATAGCCCGGTTCAGGCCGCGCTTTTGAGCGACGTTCTTGCCGGGTTCGGCAATCGTGCCGCTCGCGGATTTCGTCATGTCCTTAGTGCGCAGACGCTCAATCACCACGGTTCCGAAATTACGGGCGATGTCGGTAGTGGTTTCATGCGCCCAGTGCTTGCGGATGCGGGCGCGTTTGGCGCTGAGGGCGGCAACGCGGCGTTGTGCCTTGCGGCAACGGTTGGACCCGTGTTTGCGCCGACGGGCGATGCGCTGAGCCTTACGGATGCGCCGGTCAAGCAACGCGACTGTCTCGGGCAGCCGATAAGCCGTTCCATCGGACAGCATCAGAGGAACTGCAACGCCCCGGTCTATGCCGACTGCGCCGCCAATGTCTTGAGTGTCCCGGTCGATTTTGCAACCAATGGAAATCTGCCATCCGATGGTGGTTCTAGTGACGGTAGCTTCGGTCATCTTGCCTTCAATATCGCGGGTCATGCGGAACTTAACCCAGCCGATTTTCGGCAGGCGAACACGGCCCCAACGATGGTTCAATCGTTCAACCAAGACCTCACGGCCATGGAAGGTAAAGGCGTCGTTGACGCCCTTCTTCTTTGGTTGCGGGAATCCGCCAAGTCCTTTGAAAGCGCGGCGGTAGGCGTCATCCAGAGCTTTGAGGACGTATTGCTGAGCGGTCTGGCTGCCCTCTCGGATAAAGTCCACCTCGGCCCGAAGCGCGGTCAGTTCCCGCGCCTGCGTCACATAGTTAAGGTTATTGCCAGTCCGCGCTTGATAGTTTCGCCAGTGATTGCGGCGCTGCTCAAGAGCAAGGTTCCACACCAAGCGACAAACGCCCGCGACCATAGCAAACTTTTCAGTCTGCTCTGGTGTCGGGCGCAGCGCGAAGGTAAAGCCTCGGAAAATCATATTAAGCTATTTAGCACATTCACCCCCAAAACGCAAGAAAGGCGCGCTTTCCTCCTCGGCCTAAACGCCAGGGTTTCCAGCGCGAGTGTGCGATGAAGAACTACGAGAAAGCCGCGCAATATGTAGCCGACGTCCGAAGCGGCAAGGAACCCGCGTGTAAATGGGTGCGGCTTGCCGTGGAGCGGCATGTGCGCGACCTGGAACGATCAACTTCCGTCACCTACCGATACCGTTACGATGCCGAGAAGGCCGAGCGTGTCTGCAAGGTAATCCAAAACCTTCCACACACAAAAGGTAAGTGGGCGCGCGACCGCGAGACCATCGAACTGCAACCCTGGCAGGCGTTCATCCTGTGCGGTGTATTCGGCTGGGTGGACAAAGCCACGGGCTTCCGGCGCTTCCGCGAAGTTCTCATTATGGTGCCTCGAAAGAACGGAAAATCCGTTCTGACGTCGGGCGTGGGCATCTACATGCTTGGCTTCGACAACGAGGAAGGCGCGGAAATCTACTGCAACGCCACCACCGAAAAGCAAGCCTGGGAAGTGTTCAAGCCGGCGAAGCTGATGGTAGAGAACACGCCGGAACTAAAACAAGCCAAGGGGATCGTCTGCAACGCCTCGAACCTGAACATACCGGCTACGGCGTCCAAGTTTGAACCGGTAATCGGCAAGCCCGGCGACGGTGCATCGCCTTCCATGGGTATTTGTGACGAGTATCACGAGCACCAGACACCGGACGCCCACGACACCCTCCTGACCGGTATGGGCGCCCGCGAGCAGCCTATCCTATGGATCATATCGACTGCGGGTGATAACACGTCAGGGCCTTGCTACGCCCGCCAGTTGGAGGTTCAGGATATCCTGGCCGGCGCGGTGGAAGACGAGCGGACGTTCGGGATAATCTACACGATTGACGAGGGCGACCTTTGGAGCGACCCCGCCGTGCTGCGAAAGGCGAACCCGAACCTGGGCGTGAGCGTGGACGAGGAATTTTTGCTGGACATGCAGCAGAAGGCTATCCGCAATCCTCGCGACCAGGGCCGGTTCAAGACAAAGCACTTGAACCTCTGGGTCAACAGCCGCGCCGCCTATTTCAATATGGCGTCCTGGGCCGATTGCCCGTCTGCGCCTCCAATCGAGGAGATGGCAGGCCGTGAATGCCACATCGCTCTGGACTTGGCGAGCAAGACGGATATTGCTGCTCTGGAAATGATTTTCCCGCTCGGGGAAGGTCACTATGCGAGATACGGCAAGTCGTATCTGCCCGAGGATACCGTTAACGATCCGGCCAACGGGCACTATTTCCAGTGGCAGGAGAAGGGATATATCGAGTCCACGCCTGGAAATATCCTTGACTTCGAGACGATCGAAGACGATGTAAAGGCGGCCTGCGAAACCTTCCAGGTTCTCAGCGTGGCGTATGACCCCTACCAGGGCAACTACCTCGCTACTCGGCTGATGGCGCAGAATGTTCCGATGGTAGAGTATCGGATGACGGTCGCCTCCATGAGCGACCCGATGAAGAGTCTCGATGCCGCGATACAGGCCGGGAAGCTACACCACAACTGCGGACCCGACCACCCGATGACTTGGCAGATGGGCAACGTTACCGCCCAGGCCGACAAGAAAGATAACGTCTACCCTACCAAGGAAAGAGCCGAGAAGAAGATAGACAACCCGGTCGCCTGCATCATGGCGCTGGGCCGAGCATTAGAGCAACCGAGCGGGGAAGACTCCGCTTATGAGAACAGAGGATTGATGGTGCTATAATGGCCAAGTTCTACTTTAACCCGCGCGGCTAGGCGGGAATGTCGGCCTACAAACACGTCACACGAACCCCGTTCGGAACTTTCTGTGTTCGGGCGAACCTCGCTCGGACGCAAATCTACGGCGGGACATTTGCGTCCGAGGAGGAAGCTGGCAGGGCGGCGGACGGCTTGGTCCGCGCCTTGCTGGCCGCCCAACTGAACTTCCCGACCACCGAGGAGGCAGAGGCTTTCACCCGCGTAGCGACGCGGAAACGTCGCCGAAAATCGGCCCCGTTGTAACGATCACGGTCTTGCGGCATACTGCCAGAGCGTAATGATCTAGGGAACGGCCAGACGTGCGATTCCTGTCCGCCCTCTTCCGAGACCTCGTGGGCCTCGCGGGGATGGGCTTCATCCTATACGGGCTATACCTTTCGCTCGGCCTACCCATCGTGTTTTACACGGGCGGCGCTATGGCGCTGGCCGTGTCCATCCTCACCGGCTTGAGCGAGGCTCGTAGCGAGGCTCTGGCGGCTGATCGTCCCGAACTGCGCCTGGGCGACCGGACGGGTAGCTACTAATGCCCGGTTTGTTCAGCAGCCTGGGCCGCGCCTTGAGCGGCTACGCGGCCCCAGTGACCCGAGCCGGGGCGTCGGTGCCGTCTTACGG